GGGGAGGTGGTACGTACCGCATATCATCCTCCCCGAATATACCTCATACTTCCTAACAACCATATCACCTTCCATCTCATTTAATTTGTTATATTTGCGATATAATTAAAACATAATATATTATGAATAAAGAAGTTAAATACATGATGGGGGAGGGTATTTATATCCTCCGTAAAAATTTATTCTTATGATAAGGAGGAGATTTTATTCAAGTTATAAATCCCCTGTTGATAATGGCGTTTATGCCGTTAAACAGGATGGTAGATTAATACCTTTGTCAAAGGCGGATTATCAATGTATATCCGTAGCTATTGTACATGATGATCATAAGATCATGATTGAGAAGAATGAAGATTCTAATCAAAGCTACAAAACAGCCACGTCCGGTTTGCCCAATTCTTCTAACAAGACTTACTCTTTTTATTGGGGTGAATATGGTACGGATCAGACCGGCATTACAAATTATGACAAAGTAGACGGGAGCAATGATTTTGGTTTCCTGAAACCTGAGCAAGATTCATACAAAGGTACTCCATATCTTCCGGATGATGTTAGCTCCTGGACGAATGGGGCTTTATCTGATTGGGATGGGAAAGCGAATTCCAATGTATTAAAAGGGGTGACTACCGGTGGCGGTTCTTATACTTCCTATGCGACAGTCGGTCATGTACTTAATACGTTCTTAGCTAGTGCTGACGCTAAAGGATATGATGATTGGTATATCCCATCATGTGGTCAGCTTTCATTGATATATATGTACTTGATTAGCGTCAATAACGCGTTATTGGCTATTGGTGGACAGCCGTTAGATCCCAGATATTATTGGTCTAGTTCAGAGCATAGCTCCAACTCCGGATGGATCGTACTATTCAACAATGGGCGCACATTCACCCGATACAAGCGCCTAACCTCTCATGTTCGATTTGTACGTGACATCGAGTGATCATACACCCTACTGACCCAATAGAACGGGGGTGGCTCCCATCCTTCCGGGCATCCCCCGTCCTCCCACCGCCTCCCGTTCTTTTTGGCTTCCTTCTGGTTTTATCCTCAAAATTTCATATCTTTGGGACAAAACTATAATTATGTTTAGATACATATTTCATAAGCTTAAGATCTTCTTCTGCGACGACGACGTTGAGAAGATATATGTAAGGGACAGTACGGTTATCCGCAACAACGAGATCCATAGGATGTATAATGAGATACTGGACGAGTTAGGCGATTTGGCTACGGTCGTTTCAAGGAACTACGTATATGGTAAGATAAAGGACAGGACTGGATTAAGTATCCGTCATATCAGCAGGATAATAAACCATAGTTGTAAATTTTATAGAAAATCATAGAAATAACTAAGATATCCTACTCCATTTTAGACGCTTCAACACAACCGGCAACCCGGCTGCTCTGCGTCCGTATAGCCGCATCAACTCCTACGGCTTGTATATTTATTGCGGCGTTGAGATCCCTGTCGATCTCCAAGCCACAATCTTTACAAACAAATGTTCGATCCGATAATTTCAGATCTTTATTCTTCCAACCACATCTTGAACATGTTTTTGATGATGGGTAAAAACGATCTATAACAATCAGTTCTTTACCATACCACCTACACTTGTATTCAAGCTGGTTACGGAACATCGAGAAAGAAGCATCAGATACAGAACCGGCAAGTTTGTGGCTCTGTAGCATACCGGAAACATTTAGATCTTCAATGCAGATAACATCGTAATTATTTACCAACATCGTGGTCAAATTATGCATGTACCATGAACGCTTGTTGGCTATATCACAATGAAGTCTTGATACTTTTAGCCTGCATTTGTTTCTTCGATTACTTCCTAATTTCTTTCTTGATAAATGCCGTTGCATCCTTTTTAACTTCGCTTGGTTATCGCGAAGAAAATGAGGATTTTCAACAGATATTCCGTCAGACAATGTAGCCAATGTTTTTACCCCAAGATCAACTCCGACTGTTTTACCGGTTTTCTGTTTGTAGCACTGTTCTGTTTCTACAAGAACTGATACGAAGTATTGACCAGCACGGTTCTTTGAAACGGTACAGGAGATAAAACGAGCGTTGTATGGAACTCCACGATCAATAACAATCTTAACCCATCCGATCTTTTCGATCCGGATCTTATTGTCAGCGATTTTAAACTTCGGAAATGGCAATCTAAACGACTGATTGTCGTGTTTATTTTTATAATTCGGTCTACCGAATTTCTCTTTCCTGTTATTATTGAAGTACTGTCTGGAGAACTCGATAAAGTCCCGTTGCTTCTGCTGTAAGGTAGCTGCCGATACTTCATTTAACCAAGGTTTTTCAATAACAAGATCCGACTTTGTCGGGAATTTCGGATTAGGGTTTGTTTCTTTATCGTATGAGTTAAATGAGTCAACACAAGCATTCCATATAACACGAACACATCCGAATGTTTTTGCAAGAAGTTCTTCTTGTGTTTTGTTCGGATACATACGATATTTATATGAACGCTTTATTAGACTCATTATCAATTCATTTAATATATCAAATATACAAATAATTCTATGATTTTACAATGAATTACTATCGATTTTGTAATTATTTAATCATACTATCTTTTATGCTAACCATAATCCAGATCTTGCTTTCTTACGACATAAGGGATGAAATCATTGAGTTGATTGAGGATCTGGATAACCAGATCGTGGTAGACACTTCGGTATACAAAACGAACCTGCCCTAAGCAATTCCTAGGGCAGATGTATAAAACTAGATATTCCTTTTAATATATTTATCTATCAGATCTATTGATAGTTTAGCTCCTAGCTCCTCCTCCAACAGGTTAAGGTAGTTCCGGTGCAGGCATCCTCCCCGCTCCACCTCCCTAAAGCCGGCCCCGTCCCGGATCCTGACTAGCCCTTTCCTTGGATCCATGTCGATCAGATCCCGAAGCTCGTTCATGTTCTTGAACCGGTTCTCTATTACCTTAAATACATCGATCTTAGGTCTCTTATCCTTATTTTTGGGCTTTATTTTAATTCTTCCGCTCATAAGACATTAATCACTTTCCAGTACTACCAAACCCACCATTTCCTCTCTCGGATTCTCCAAGGTCTTCTAACGACTCCACTTGATCCCATACGATGCGTTCCCGTCTACGGATAAGCAATTGAGCTACCTTATCCCCTGCCGAATAAGAAGGATCTCCATAGCGATCTATACGTCTACATACTACCATAATCTCACCCCTATATCCTTCATCAACAGTTCCCGGGGCGTTTTGGATAATGGACTTGGTTTTGGTTATGCTACTACGAGGGCGGATCTCCATCTCATAATCCTCAGGTAAAGCTATATGCACTCCAGTATGGTATATGATCCTACCACTGTCAAGTTCTATATTCTTAACAAACAAATCCATGCAAGCGTCATCCTCATGGGCGTATTTAGGCATCTTAGCCCCTTCTTCCAGCCAGATCTTGACCTTGCACGTATCTACATCCTCAAGTAACTCAAACGCCTCGTTATAACTCATAGGTTGCTCAGAGGCAAACGAAATGACTTTCGCCAATACACTTCTAATTTTGCTCATCTTATTTTGTTTTTAAATTCCTTCCCTTTCGGGCATTGTAATTTACATTCCTCACCACAAGCGGAACAGTTGGGTCTCATTCCGGGCACCCCTCTTCCCCCGTACGGCCAGTAGGCGTAATCGCAGACGCTCCAGAACGCCTCCATCGCCTTGATCTTGGCATCGACGGTTATCTTCTCCTTCACCTTTTTCATGCTTTTCCTGAACTCGTCTTTCATATCCTTCCCTTCTATCTGTCTGGCCTTACGTCTCTCATTCCACCAATTATAGTAGAATTTATCTGCCATCTTATAAGCTTCTGGGTCAAATTTATCACGGTGCAGGATAGGGGCATCCTTGACCTTTCTCAAATTCCTGCCACAAACATAAGCAAGCCCGGCGTACGGAGGTATGTCCTTAGGATCAACCAACCCATCCGGAACGCAGTAGTAGAAGTAATTGGGGCGGCCGTACCTGACCCAGTCACCGGTCTCGTACAGGGCTTGCTTTCGCGCCTCGAACCAGCCTTGCATTACTTGGTGCTTACCCTCCTTCTCGAAATCCTTGTTATAGTCAGCCAACGAGATCTTCACCTCAACCTCATAAGCGTACATGGATCTGGTTATAGCCAGATAATCAGACTCCCAGTTATAGACATACAAGTTGTTTATAATCCATCTAGGAGATACCAAGAACTTTCTGTTAAGGATATCCAATATCCCTCTTTCAGTGTATTCCGTGCCTTTATTTGATTGCCGTGTTCCCATCTCCTGTCATAGGATTATTCCTTAACCCAACCGCCATTATAGCGTTCGATACCAATCTCCGTAATCCTCCCATATCCTTATCATGGAACGAGAAAGTGGTTAAGATATGACCATTGGTCTTATCATAAGATTCTATCATCAACACAGCCACATACTCACCCATCATCTTTCCGTTCATAATATCAAGATCGATTATGCCGTGATCTATTAGATCAACCACATCCCATCCTGCTGGTAGATACTTTTTTATTTGATTAATATCCATCCCAAATAGTTATTATAAATAGGAGGGCCGTGCTACCCTCCTATAGATTACACACGAAAAATAGAACTGAAAGCGATCTTAAGCACGTAAGATTTTATTGATTCCCGTAGGCTGTCTACCGGTTATCGTTAATTACCGACCTGCGGGAATATGTTTAAGAAAACACCATGTGGGGAGTGGGGGAATCGAACCCTTATCCACGCTACGATTAGGAATCGTAAATTCTATCCGTTAAATTAACTCCCCTTTAAGCGCCTATCCTCCAGTG